AAGTATTCTAGAACCTTATTTTTCGAAATTAGATATTGAGATCAGAGTCTGCGGACCTGAATACTCTGGATGGGAGCTCACGTGGGCTCATAAAACCGATTTAGTGCTGGCATGTATGAACTACACAGCCGATTTTTATGTTTATCAAGAGAACGATATGATCCTGACTTATGAGAATTTAAAATATTGGTTTAGGTGGAAAAACAGGTTAAGTGCAGCTGGTTTTGAGCCGGGTTTCGTCAGATACGAGGAGTACGGGGACCTGAAAATCCCCTTCGATAACTACCACACGTTTTCTTTGACGCGAGAAACCCCAAACGTCTGGCACGACGTCGGATTCGAGGTCAAAAAGATGCTAGTGGTTGACCCCGACATTAAGTTTTTCGCACAGGTATCAAATCCTTACTACGGTGCGATGATCTTAAATCAGGATGATGCAATTAAGTACGTTAGAAGCCAGAGTATGGATCCTGTTCGGAGCTATGAACTTGTTGGGATCCGTAACTGGCCTTTAGCTGACCGCAGTTCTATGGGTTTAGCTTTTGAGAACGTTCCAGCAGGGCATGAGCACCGTCGTTGGATCCCCGTGGTTGAAGAAAACGGTAAGTACGTACCGCATAAATGCTGTTTAATTAAACACGATGATACAAAGTACACTAAAGAGCTTCTTAAGAAGTCCAGTAACTTGATAGACTGTAAACAGATGTTTAAATTGTGAAGTGGCGCATCGAGGTGCACAGTATGTGTCGGTGTGTTATTTTTTGAACGGTCACCACTACCAACAGACTTTACTTAGAGATGACGCGTACAGAGTGCGACGATTTGTCGAACGAGAGCGAGGAACAGTCTACTGGTTTAACCCAGCTTAGTGATCCTGTAAATCACCCAGCACATTATACGCAAGGCGGCATCGAATGTATCGAAGCGATTAAAGCCGCACTCGGTTCAGAAGGTTTTAGAGCGTACTGCCGTGGAAATGTACTTAAGTATCTCTGGCGCACCGAATTTAAAAATGGAGCTCAAGATTTACAAAAGGCAAAATGGTATCTGGATCGGTTAAACGAAGAGAGCTGACAGTGAACCTATAATGTAGGAAAAGAAATCACTCATGGACGTAAGAGCGTTTGGATCTATTTACGGGCAGAGTGCTTTTCTGCCTTATACAAGTGGATTTGGTTGGGTTCCCTCTCAAGGTCGTGTCAACTTTCCAGCTTGCCGCGCTATTTTCGTGGATTCCCCGGGGAATCAATCGAAAGGTACTCTTGTTGTGGAGTTAACTGATGCTCCTGGGCAATCAGCTCAAGCTTTGAATTTACAGGGGGATACAATTTTTCCCTTATCTTGTACCGCTCTCCTTAGCGGAACTATCGGCGGAGTCTACGTTCTGTACTGATGGCTGAGATTGCTAAAAAACGCGACCCCCAGAAGTGGGCAGCCGCTAAAGCAAAAGCCCGTAAAAAACTAGGTGGGCATTCCGCGCGAGCGATGCAGCTCGCAACGAAGTACTATAAAGAAGCAGGCGGTACTTACGAAGGTAAAAAATCTTCGTCCAACCGTTTAAGTCGCTGGTCTAAAGAAGACTGGCAAACTCGTGAAGAGTACGAAAAGTCTAAAAAAGACTGATTATGGACGCAGAAGATTTTCTTAGCTACTTTTCTGGCGGATCTACATTCCGCGAAAGGGCTTTTAACGACGCCGCCGACCTTATTAAAGCCATCCATAGTTCGCCAAAATCGGACTCAATCACTCAGGGTCTCATTAACCCCTTAAAGAATGAGATGTTGGCTAGAGCGTTAGCCGCCAAAGCTATGATGGGTACAAGTGGCTGACAGAGCACGCGAAAAAGGACGCACTGAGCGATACCTTCCGCGTTCCGCGTGGGCTTCTCTCAGTCCTGAAGAGCGTCGAGCTACCGACGAAAAAAAGAAACGAGCTACCGCAGGTAATAAACCTGTAAACACTCAAGTAGCCAATACAGATAAAGCACGCGAGGCAAGGCGCCGCGCTTCCGAGTACATTAGAAGAAAGACTTCTAAAGATGGCTGATCCCTTCCTCGAAGCTGGCGATCTCTTTACTCGCGCTTTTAATGCACAAGAGTTGGCCTCCCGTCGTCAGATGAGGGCTCAACGGGCCAGTATGCGTAGTGATGAGTATACAAGTCAACTAGATGATCAAGCATATAACGCTCCTGTACCTCCTATGAACGCACCTTACGGTGTTTTTGAAGAGGAGTTTCAGCCCACGGGGGACCCTATGGAAGATATGAAGCAGGAGCTGATGCAGAAGACTCGGGCAAATCGGCGGGCCACGGAAGCCCCCGTGGTTGTTCGCGCCGGGAATGGCAACGTTACCCCGAGTATGCGTTAATATACTGACAGCTTCAGAGATGCTGTGCTGTTCGACTGCTTTCTGTATTTCGACGAAAAAGAGCTCTTAGAGCTTCGTATTAATATTCTGAAAGATGTTGTAGATGGTTTTATTATCACTGACGCAGATCGTACGTTTAAGGGGGATAAAAAGGACTTTACGTGTGTCGACACGATCCGTTCTTTAGGTCTTCCGGAGGAGAAGATTCAGGTTTTACACGTCGAACTACCTCCTCCGGATATTGCGCCGAATCCATGGGTTCGGGAGTACTCCCAGCGAGATGCTCTGGCCGTGGGTATGCGGATGACCCCTCCTGATTCTGTATTTTTCTTCAGTGACGTCGACGAGATCCCCAAACCTGAGGCTCTTCTAGCTGCGGTCGATTTGGCGAAACAAGACCCTGAGCGCTGCGTCCGTTTATCGATGCCTATGTTCTACGGACGGGCTGATCTCCGTGTTGTAGATCCAGAGCGCGACACATCTAAACCCCCTACAAACTGGACTTGTGGAACAGTTGTTCTGCACGAGCACCTAGGTCAAACACTTTCGGAGATCCGTCAAAATCCAAACGATCTTGTTTACGGAGATTGTGATTCCGGCTGGCATTTCTCTTGGATGGGAGATCCCGCCCGCATGAAGCGTAAGCTTACGTCGTTTTCTCACTGCTACGACGATATTCCGTACGCTCACGCTCCTGCGTATAGTCAGGAGATGCTGGATTATCTTGACGCTTACAAAGCTGAAGCCGGTGGTAACGATCCCTTAGGACGAAAAGATCATGTTCTGGAGCCCTATCCGCATGAGCTTTTGCCGCCTGAGCTGTTTAAAATAGAGAGAGTACGCGAGTATCTACTTCCCAATGGCTGATCTCATGACGGAGCAGATCAAAAAGCCTTTCGCTGGTCGTCAAGGCGGGGGCGAAAAAGAGGGTTCCGAGCGTAATGAAGTCCGTCGTGAAGCTGTCCGTAAAGCACGGAAAGCTCGTATGATGCGTACAAGGGAGCGGGAAGCCGGTTCTCGCTGACTTATAAAGGAAAACGTCGATGCCTGCGGACAACCTAAGCGTACGGCAGCGGTTTAATGAGATTCTAGAAGCTTCTAGAACTCAAGATCGCAGCAAACAATCTGCGACTATGGTTGTCCTTAGTCATCTGCAGCAAATGACGCTGCTGATGATGAAAAAAGGGCTGTTTTTTTACTGCGAGCAAGATACCTATAAGGCTCGGACAAAGTTTGTCGAGGATCTTATCCAGCTAAACCGTCTGGATATTCGGTTTCCTTCGATTATTCGTAACTTTCTTATCGACGGCTGTGGGCTTTTTTACTTTCGACCGGATCCAAAATTAAAGTATCAAATTTACTTCTTCAACAAAACTCAGTACAGGGTTTATCACGACATCAACGGTGAGATCGAAGAAGTCGTAATCATTTATAGTTATAAGATTCGCAACAGCGCTATCGGTCTGCCTGCAGATACGCAAGGACAGAATAAACGGTATGTTCGAATATCTATAACTAACGACAAGATTACAGAATATGAAGCTAATAGTGAGCTCAGTTTTGAACTTGAGCCCGGATCTTTAATTACACCTAAAAACAGTCGTCCGAATACACTCGGATTTATTCCGGCTGTTGAGGTTCTAAACAAGCCGAACGCCAGCGGTACAGAGGGCGAGGGCGAATTCGAGCCCTTCATGCAGCAAATTGTTCTGCATGATCAGATGATGCAGAATATTGCTAAGAACATTGAGTTCTTTGGCAACCCCACACTGATCAGTTCCCGTCCCCGCAGTGATCTGGTTGAAGCTTCGGACGCGGATCGTACCTTCCGCCCGACCATCAGCAGCCAAAGCGGTTTTGCTGGACTAGATACTCCGTCGACTCGCGTCTCCGAACCTTTTGGTTCTCAGTCTGGTCTCGGCGGACTTCGTGTCCCTCGGATTATCGCGAACGTAGAGCCCTCCGACCGCGTGGGCTACATGACACCAGACCCCGTTAACGGGGATATGAACCGGTATGCGCTTTTATTACGAGAAGAGATTCGAACAGCCCTGGGTGGGGTTGATGAAATATCAATCAGCGCCGGAGCCACTGCGACGGAAATTAAAGGGCTTATGGGTCGCGCTCAAGCGACTGCTCTTCGTAAAAATAAGAGTTTTCTGACCTACGGTTTTTGTCGTTTGCTGGAAATGATCCTGTACCATCAGGAGCAAATTTTCCGCGAAAGTTTTATTTCGGTTATGGGTTTAGCCCCGCCGAAAGAACCTAAAGAACAAACTGAAGAGACACTGCTTAAGTACCAATCGAAGCTAACAAAATACGAAGAAAATGTCGATCTAGCGATCCAAGCTGCACTTGCCGATAACAAAGTCCCACGTGGTGTTTTTGGACTTCCCCCTGATGGGGATCGTGCGGTAACGTATCGATTCCAGGGTGATGTGTACGAAGACACTGCGTACGATATCAACCAAA